AGCAAACGTTCTAGAATTAGCAGAAAGAGGAATAGGTATAGGTGTTGGTAAAGCAATGCCATTTGAAAAAATGTTAAGTGAAATATCAAAATTAAAACCTGGATCAAAGGCTTACAAAACAATTTGTATGCTTGGAAGATTTGAAGGTGGACCTGTTCAAGATTGTGTTAACAGAGTTGCACAAGAACCAGAAAAATTTGCAAACAAATTTAAAAATATTACTGCAGAAAGTGGACCACTTGCAAAAATTAAAAACGCATCAATAGGATTTTTAAAATCACCAGGAGCAAAAACATTTGGTATCGGTGCTGGTGTTGGAGCTGCAATAGGATTAGTTAAAGCATTTAGAAACGATGATCCAACAACTTATTTATCAAACGAAGACCAACAGAAAAATATGTTGGTTGATATGGCAACACAGCCTATATCAATTGATATAGAAAGACCTGCAATATTAGATTATCAGTTACCTGCATTAGGTGCATCGTTAGCTGCTTCAACAGCATTAGCTGCACCATCAACAATCAAAGCAAGTAAATCAAGATCTCTTGGTGTTGAAAGAAAACCACCAGGTATCGCTAAAACAGGTTTAAGAGTTTTAGGTAGAGGACTAGGAGTTGCAGCATCACCTGCATTACTAGCACCTTTTGCGGCTGGAGATATTGCAAGTCAAATAGCTGAGGGAGACTCACCTACAGATATTGCAACAAATCCATTTAATTATTTATATCCTGCATTTGCAGATCAAACACCAAAACTAACAAGAGGATTAAGTCCAACACTTAGAAAAGTTGCAAGACTTGGTTTGAGTGGACCAGCATTGAGACTATTGTCTAGAGCCGGTATAGGTGGATTTGCAGCATCTGCAGCTATACAAGGATTAGGATTATTAGATGACTAAAAAGCTAACAACCACAATACCACCACTTAAAGGACCACATTCACAGGGGTTGAATGTTCCCGGAAAAAAGATTATAGTGGTGAAGAACTCGGAGAAAAATAATGTCAACAATAGACAAATCTCTACCAAACGTAGAGCAGGAAATAAAATTACCTAGCGAAGAAGAGATTGTAGAAGCATCTCAAGAAAACATAGAAGAACAAGTTGGACCAGATGATATCCAAGTTGAACAAGAAGAAGATGGTGGTGCTACAATTACTTTTGACCCAGAAGCTGTAAATCAGCCAGGAACTAACGAACACTTTGATAACTTAGCAGACCTATTACCTGAAGAAGTTTTAGGCAGACTAGGTTCCGAATTATATGAAAACTATATGCAATACAAAGCATCTAGAAAAGATTGGGAAGATGCTTATACGAAAGGTTTAGATTTATTAGGATTTAAATACGAAACAAGATCTCAACCATTCACAAATGCAAGCGGTGCAACTCACCCTGTATTAGCTGAAGCGGTAACACAATTTCAAGCACAAGCATACAAAGAATTACTTCCAGCTACTGGTCCAGTGCACACTCAAATTATGGGTGTCATTAATAAACAAAAAGAAGACCAAGCTAAACGAGTAAAAAACTTCATGAACTATCAACTCATGAATAAGATGAAAGAGTATGAACCCGAGTTCGATCAGTTACTTTTTTATCTCCCTCTTAGCGGCTCTGCTTTCAAGAAAGTTTATTACGATGAAATTCTTGACAGAGCCGTGTCTAAATTTGTTCCGGCAGATGACCTGATAGTTCCATACACTGCAACATCTTTAGAAGATGCAGATTCAATTGTGCATGTATTAAAGATGTCGGAAAATGAGTTAAGAAAAAAACAAGTATCTGGTTTTTATAGAGATATAGAAATTACACCAGGTTACTCACAAGAAACCGAAGTAGAGAAAAAAGAAAGAGAACTAGAAGGTGTTAGAAAAACTAGAGATGAACAAATGTTTACAATTCTAGAGTTTCACACAAACATAGATCTTGAAGGTTTTGAAGACAAAGACATGGAACAAAACCCAACAGGAATAAAACTTCCTTACATTGTAACAATCGATACATCATCAAGAGAAGTTTTATCTATTAGAAGAAATTACAGAGCTGAAGATCCTTTAAAAAACAAAATAGAATATTTTGCACATTTTAAATTTTTACCAGGACTAGGTTTTTATGGTTTTGGTTTAATTCATATGATCGGAGGATTATCAAGAACTGCAACGAATGCACTTAGACAATTACTAGATGCTGGTACATTTTCAAACATGCCAGCTGGATTTAAACAAAGGGGCATTCGAGTTAGAGATGAAGCGCAATCAATACAACCTGGAGAGTTTAGAGATGTAGATGCACCTGGCGGAAATATTAGAGACGCATTTATGCCTTTACCTTTCAAAGAACCATCAGCAACATTATTACAGTTAATGGGAATCGTGGTTCAAGCAGGTCAACGATTTGCCGCCATAGCTGACATGCAGGTCGGTGACGGCAACCAACAGGCAGCTGTTGGAACGACTATAGCTCTGTTAGAACGTGGTTCCAGAGTCATGTCAGCCATACATAAACGATTGTATGTGGCGTTGAAAAAAGAGTTCACATTACTTGCAGAAGTATTTAAAACTTATCTGCCACCAGAATATCCTTACGATGTTGTTGGTGCACAAAGAAATGTTAAAGTTGCAGACTTTGACGACAAGGTAGATATTCTACCTGTTGCAGATCCAAACATATTTTCACAATCACAAAGAATTAGTATGGCACAGACAGAATTACAACTTGCAATGTCAAACCCACAAATGCATAATTTGTATGAAGCATATAGAGATATGTACGAAGCAATCGGTGTAAAAAATATTGATCAGATATTACCACCACCTCAACAACCTATGCCAATGGACCCAGCGTCTGAAAATATTTTAGCTATGAGTGGAAAACCTTTCCAAGCGTTCAAAGGTCAAGATCATAGAGCACATATTACTTCGCATTTAAATTTTATGGCAACTAATATGGTAAAAAATAATCCAATGATTATGGGTGCATTACAAAAAAATATTTTTGAACACATTTCTTTGATGGCACAAGAGCAATTAGAAGTAGAATTTAGAGAAGAAATACAACAATTAATGCAATTACAGCAAATGGCACAAGTAAATCCACAGATGGCACAAACTCCAGAGGTTCAACAACAACTTATGTCATTAACTATGACTATCGAAGCAAGAAAAGCTAAATTAATTGCTGACATGACCCAAGAATTTAAGGAAGAAGAGAACAAAATAATGGGTGATTTTGGAAATGACCCTATTGCTAAACTAAAAGCAAGAGAATTAGACCTTAGAGCTATGGATAATGAACAAAAACGTATGCAAGCAGACGCAAGATTGAATCTAGATAAGTCAAAAGCACTGATGAATCAAGATTTACAAGAAGAAAAGCTTGATCAAAACGAAGAATTGGCTAAACTAAGAGCTAATACATCGATTGAGAAAACAATTTTAGGTAAAACGCTTCCGAGTTCGGATCAAATGCCTGGAAATGTTGCAATCATTCGAAAAACTGGAGAATAAATATGAAAAAAAATAAAAAATCAAGCCACGAAGGCATGACTCATGTAAATCATGACATGTTTTTGAACAAAGATGGTTTTTCAAACGGCGGAGTGGAAGTTGAAGTGTCAAAACCAACAGAAACTCAGTCTGTGCAAGTAAAAGGCCAAAGAAGAATGCTTGCAGAAAAGAAAAGTAAAGCAGATTGGTACTAATATGTGGTTAAGTGCTATTAAATTAGCCGTTTCTGCTGGAAGTAAGATATATGCCAACAAGCAAAAAGCTAAAATGGCTATGTCTGATGCACAACTATTGCATGCAGAGCGACAAGCTCGTGGTGAGGAAGCTTACCAGGGTAAATTACTAGAAGCTCGTCAATCAGACTGGAAAGACGAGGCCGTTTTGATAATTCTTAGCACGCCCGTGGCGGTGCTCGCCTGGGCAGTCGTATCAGACGATCCAACTGCTATGGATAAAGTCAAACTCTTTTTCGAGATGTTCTCGCAGCTGCCGGGATGGTTCACAAATTTATGGATCCTTGTCGTGGCGAGTATTTATGGTATAAAGGGAACACAAATTTTTAGAAATGGAGGTAAAAAATAATGGCTAAGAAAAAATTAAAAAAATTTCTTAAAAAAGTAGCACCATTAGCTATTGCTGGTTTGGGTGCTGCAATGTTAGGAAACAGAAGAAGAAATCAAGCAAACGTAGAAATGGATCTACCGGTATCTGTCATGCCTAGTGACAGAGTAAAATCACTTATGACATCTGACAGAGCATACTCTGGAAAAGGATATACTGATCCAATTATGTCTGGAGGAATGGGTGTAAAATCTGGAAGAAGAATTCCAGGTATGGTTGTCGAAGGAGACAGATACAGTCTTTTAGGTAGCATGGGATTTAAAAAAGGTGGAAGAGTTGGCTGCGGTGTAGCTAAAAAAGGTTTTGGTAAAGCAATGAAAAAGGGGAAAAAATAATGCCTGGAACAATGATGATGAAAAGACCTATGATGAAAAAAGGTGGAAAGGCTTTGAAGCCTGTTAAGCCATCTCAAAAAGGTTTAAAAAAATTACCCAAAAAAGTTAGAAACAAAATGGGTTATATGAAAAACGGTGGTAGAGCGAAGTAATGGCTAAACTTTGTCCAAGAGGTAAAGCAGCAGCGAAGCGTAAATTCAAAGTTTACCCTTCGGCGTACGCAAACATGTACGCTTCTGCAGTTTGCTCTGGAAAAGTTACACCTGGTGGA